GTTTAGATATAGCTACATAATCTTCTCCGTCTGGATCAAGATCAAAGTCACTAGATTCTATGAATGCACTAAAGCTTGTACCATCTGCTGCATGAGCTATCTCATGGTTATATAAGTAGTTTAGATTAGTATCATCTAGTTTACCTGTAGCAAGAGGATATATTCTTGTCGGTGCTTCGTTCCATGATGTTCTAGTAAAGCCATCAGCATTAGTGCCAATAGTCCATGTTTGTTCAAGGTAATTGTATATAACGTACTTATCTACTTCGTCTGATCCTTCTGAACAATAAAACCATATTACTTCGTTAAACTCTGGATTACTTCCGCCAAACACTTTGTATGTTTGATTATAGTTAAAGTCTCCAAAGATATGATCTAATACTGTACATGGCAATCTTTGAGCAGCACCTGTATAGGTATAGAAAGCTCCACGATCCATAAAGAATACTTTGTTATCTGCTACGATAGCTGCGTTAGGAGATATCATGGATACACCAGATGCAACTTCATTGAAGCTGAATATAAATGGTGCACCTACAAATCGCATAGATATAAGTCCTGCATCTGTAAAGATAATTATTTCTTGTCTTGTTCTGACTGCACCTACAATGGTACTTCCTAACGATAGTCTTACACCACCTGCTGAGTTAGTAGCTGTTGGTGTCCAATCTATATTAGATTCAGAAGTAGAAAATCTTACAAGTAGTGGGTCTAGTTCTGTTGAACCTATAGGATTACAACCAAATGCGATAACGTGCCTATCAATATCAGACATCATTATCTGTAAAACTTTTGTTGGTGGATTACTTGCTCCACCTATTGATGCAGCTTCTACAGCTCTTGTTCCTACACCTGATGATTCATCCCATACATAGTAACTACCAAGTCTTACTGCTGCTAATGTATCATCTCCAAAGTTATCTAAGCTCCAAAGTCTTAACTGATTTGTTGCATCAATAACAGATGTTGTACCCCAAGAACCTGAACCCCAGCTTCCTGATCCCCAACCTGATGAAGGAACATATGTGTCTAGCCCTGTGTTTATTTGATATTGTGCTGTTACCGAACCACCACCATTACCTGTGTCTGATCCGTTTGCTGCTTTTGGTGTTCCTGGATATCCTGAACCTGCAACCTTTGCAGTTATCTTGTAAGTGTTTACATCTACAATTTCATCTATCTGATACTCTTGATTAAGAACTGTACCGAATATAACACCACCTAATGTTACCGCACCTGAGTATGTTACAAAATCTCCAGCTACTGCTTCATGTCCTGCATCTGTTACTGTAAGTGTTGTATCTCCTGCAACTGCTGCAAAAGTAGCAGCGTTAGTTGTAGTTTTTCTTATAGGTGTAATATCGTAGTAGGTATTACCTTCTTGTATATATAACTTTTGATGTGTACCTAAAACTGTATAGTTTGTTTGTCCTATGTCTCTATAGGTATGTATCTTTCTGCAAGTGCCAATAAAAGCATCAGATGATTGTTTTTCCCAACCACCTATTCTTTCTGGTCTACCTTTTCTAAATCTGACTTTATCAGCATCAAACCAACCACCTTCGTTAGAGTAGTTAGTTCCTTCTTTTACAATGCCTGGTCTAAATACATACTTTGCAAGTCGTCCCATTAAATGTTACTCCAATCTTCTCCCTGCCATAGTGTAGATTCTGCTTCACGTCTACGGACTAAACCTTGTTTAACTTCGCCACCAGCTTTATTCCAACGCTTCATTTGATTGGGGACAGTATGGTAGTCTCCTGCATTAAGCAGTTTTAACATAGTAGATGCGTTAAGATTTGCTGGACCTAAGTTATATGTCCATGATACTAAGGCATCATATTGATTTTGTTCTAGTTCTACTTTAACAGCTTTGTCTACATAAGCTTCGTATTCTTCAAGCTCTTCGTCTAACCATGCATCTGCTTCTTCTTGTGTACAAGTATCTCCCATTTTAACATCTTTGGTTCTGCCCCATGCTATTGTAGGAACTCCTGCTGCACATAAATATGCTTCTAGTTTACAGCCTTCAAATTTTTTAATTAGACTTTTTCCCTCTTCCGATATCTTCATCTTCGTTCTCCTGTTTATCAAGCTCCCTATAATATTCAATAATTGAAAGAACTTGTTTAATATACCTTTTTTGTTCTGCTGTGTTGACTGATAAGTTTTCATAATCTTTTGTACTCAATGCGTAGTAAGCTTGTCTAGGTGCGTTACCTTCTTCTACTAATTTTAAATATTCTGCCATTAACTCTGGTGTAAGAACTTCCCAATCAATATCTACTAACTGTAACTCCATTGGTAATGGAGGATGATATAAAGGTGCTGGTTTCGCAATAGTCATAACCTCAACAGGTTTTGTTTGACTTGGTATCATTGAACAGCTTGTTATTGCTACCAAACTAATTATTGCTAGTATCTTCTTCATTCTCTTCCTCAAATTGATCTGGATCAGTTAAAGCTATAAGTTCTTCTTTGACTTTTTTAGTTCCTTTATTTACTATCTTTTCAATAAGTTTTGGTTTTGACAATGCTAAATTATCTAGGTCATGTTTTGCGAATGTGTTACGCAGTTGGTTTACTTCTCGTAATGCTTCCTGTTTTTGCTTTTCTATTGTTTGTATTTGTTGTTGTACCTTCTTTTGTGTTTCCAGATAATTTTTAATTGACTCGTTCTGTTCTGCTATTTTAGTTTCTAATACTATTGCATTAGCTTTAAGTACAGATATCTCATCAAGTAATCTATCTATATACCAAGCACTACCTGCTACACTAGCTATTAATAATCCACCGAGTATAAGTGTTAGTTTTCCCATGTATATACCTTTATTGGTTTACTTTTACCTTTAACTTTAATCTCTCCTAATGATTTTAATTCATATGAAGATGCTTTCATAGTGCTATCTGCAATAACTAAATTAACTCCTAGCTCTTTACAACTTGATTCCATGCGTGCTCCAAGGTTTACTGCATCACCTATAGCTGTATAATCAAAGCGTGTTGCACTTCCCATATTTCCTATCACAGCTTGTCCAGACGATAGTCCGATTCCAATTTCAATTCCTAAGTCTGCTGCTTCTATGTCGTGTTTTATTTGAATCGCTGTTTTTATAGCAGCATCTTCATGATTATCTAAATCAAGTGGTGCATTGAAGATAGCCATCATTGCATCTCCAATATATTTATCTACCATACCGCCATTAGCCTGTACTGCACTAGCTTGTATAGTAAGAGCTTTGTTCATAAGCTCTGTAACTTCTTCTGGTTCTAGTCTTTCACTAAGAGATGTGAATCCTCTAACATCAGTAAATAAGAAGGTAGCATATCTTTTTTCTCCTGATAATTTTAAAAGCTCTGGATTATCTTGTAATCTTTTGACTTGTCTTGGATCAAGGTAATGTTCAAATTGTTTTTTGATTTCTTGTCGTAATTTAAACTGCTGTCTAAATCTAAAATAATATTCTTGTAGTGATATAAATACTGCTGATATTAAACTATAAGTAACATCAATAAGTATATTACTTTTAATTAACCAAATACCACCAGCACCAACACTTGCAAATACTATTGCTGTAGAAACCAAACTCCCATTTAAGCCTAAGAAGTTGATGAGTATGAACAATACTAATGTTATAAGAATTAATATGAATACTTCAAATACTAAATGAGAGTCTGGAATTTGTGGGCTATTTTGTATTAACATAGATTCAGCTAATGCTGCTTGTATCATATGCGGATACATCAAGCCATTTGGTGTAGATACTTGTGGCATTATGCCTTTTGCAGTTACACCTACAAAAACAAACCTACTAGCTACATCCATTTCTTCTAATGTAGTCTGTGGTGTATCTACCCAACTAATCCATTTTCTTCCGTAGTTATCTACTTTAACAGAGGGCAAGCCCTGTACAGCAATCTCCTCAATCCCATTGCTTCCTGCCTTAAGGATATAAGTGTCCGCTTGTATCAGGGCTTTTAAAACCTGTGTACCAAAAGATGCTACCCACCCATCAGGTGTTTGCATCAGTAATGGTAATTGTCTAACAAGACCATCTACATCTATAGGTGCAGATACTATGCCTTGATGTGCATTAGTTTTTAATATTTCTATATTTTCTAATACACCTTTTAGTTCTATGCCTTGTACATCAGGTCCAATAATTACTGTGCCCTCTGTTTTTGGATAGCTGCCATTATCTATTTCTGGCATTGCTATCACACTATGGGAATATGATAATGCTTCTGCAAAAGCTTCATCTCCCTGGAATCTATCTGGTTCTGGAAATAATATAACCCAGCCAACTCCTGTAGCTCCTGCATTTAAAAGGTCTACATGAATCTGTGCTAGGTCTCTTCTTGGAAAAGGATATCCTCCTCTTGCCTGTACATCTTCATCTGTAATATTTAAGATTGCAAAGTTACCGCTTTCTTTTGGTATATCTACAAATACGTCAAAAGTTTTAAGCTTAAGTATTTCAAGTGGTTTAACTTGAAATAACAAAGGTAATAAAAATATTGCAATGAATAGTACATATCTCTTCACGATCCTTGTTGTATCCTTATGACAGAATCTGATCCGCCATTTATAGTTACAACTTTTGATACACCATCTTGTATAAAGATTACTGTGTAACTATCATCTCCATCAATAATAACTTCTGCAAAGTTTGCTACGTTACGGATTAATCTTACTTCTGATCCTTGTATTAATGTAACAATTTGTGTGCTTGTATCTTGACCTATGTCGGTACCTCTTATGTCAATACCGCTTGCAGTCACAGCTAATCTATCTACTTCTTCTTTTGTTGCAAGTGCATCAATAATATCTAACAAATCTTCAAGAAAGTTTACATCAAGATAATTTATATCTAATTCTGTAAACTCTAAGTCTGCTTCGTTATCTAAAAAATCTTCTGCTAAGTAATCTATATCAAGATCATTAAAGTCTAATATATC